ATGCAAACCGCCGTTGCCATAAAGCTGGACATGCCCAAACCGGTGGCCGAAGCCTGGCTTGCCAGCCTGCGCGCCGAGCTGCGCCTGGGCATGACTGAGCATTGGTACGACGACCGCTACCGCACCGTGCCAGAAGGCCTACGCAGCAAACGCATCCTCGACGACTTCCCGGCACTTGCCGGCCACAAACGCACCATCGCTGCCGTGCAAGCGGCGCTCAACTCGGCAGCATAAGGCCCACCATGCAAAACGATATTCGTACCGAAGTGCTCAGCAAGCTGGAGGCCCAATACGGCCTGCGGCACATCACCGGCACTGATTACATGCGCAAAGGCGAATGCCCCGCCTGCGGCAAAAAAGAGTTGTTCACCAGCTACCAAAAGCCCTGGGTTATCCGCTGTGGGCGCGAGAGCAAGTGCGGCCAAACCTGGCACGTTAAAGAGCTTTACCCCGAGCTGTTCGACGACTGGAGCAAGCGCGCCCCCGCCACCGATGCCGCGCCCAATGCCTCGGCAGACAGCTACCTGACCTTTGCCCGTGGCTTTCGCCTGGACCTGGTCAAAGGCTGGTACACCCAGGAAAACTTCTACAGCCGCGAGCTTGGCATCGGCAGCGCCACCGTGCGCTTTGCCCTGGACAAAGGCGGCTACTGGGAACGCCTGATCGACCAGCCGCAGCGCTTCGGTAAGCAGAAGGCCCGCTTCAAGCCCGGCGAAAGTTACAAGGGCCACTGGTGGTGCCCGCCCTGCGTGGAACTGCTGGAGGTCAAAGAGCTGTGGATCGTTGAGGGCATTTTCGATGCCATCGCCCTGGTGCATAACAGCTACGACGCAGTGTCGGCCATGAGCAGCAACGCCTTCCCGGAGGCGTCCTTAAAAGAGCTGGCCCGCCAGCGGGGTGGAAAATTGCCGAAGCTGGTGTGGGCGCTGGACAACGAGCCAGGCGCACACAGCTACACCCGTAAATGGGTACGCATGGCCCGCGCCCTAGGCTACGAATGCAGCGCCGCGCAGATACCCCAGCGCGACGGCCGCAAAGTGGACTGGAACGATCTGCACCAACGCTGGCAGTTCATTGACGATGCCACCCAGCGTGATGAACGCATTCAGGCCGACATCAAGCAGGCCCGCCACGAAGGCGCCCTGCTGATTGCCGAGAGCGCCAGTGAAAAGGCGCTGATCATGTTCGAGTGGAAGAAGCGCGCCGAGTTTCACTTCGGCTTTAACAGCCGCCTGTACTGGTTCAAGTTGGATCTGGAGAAGTTCAACAAGGCTGTGCAGGCCCTGGAAGAAAGCGACGACCAGGACGACAAGCTGCTCAACGACCGGCAAATGCGCGAGAAAGCCCTGCAGGAATCTGGCTGCACCGTTGAAATCGCCAACTGCTACCCCGAGGCCCTGTACTACCAGCGCAACGAGGTAACGGACGAAGCCTGGTACTACCTGCGTGTGGACTTCCCGCACGACGCACCCAGCGTGAAGAACACCTTCACCAGCACCCAGCTTTCCGCCGCCAGCGAGTTCAAAAAACGCCTGTTGGGCATGGCAGCCGGCGCCATGTTCACCGGCACTGGGCAGCAGCTGGACAAGATCATGAAAGACCAGCTCTACGCCATTAAAACCGTATCCACCATCGACTACGTGGGGTACAGCAAGGAATACGCCTGCTATGTGTACGGCGACGTGGCCATCCGTGACGGCGTGATTTACGAGGCCAACGCCGAGGATTACTTCGAGTTCCCCAAGCTGCGCCTGAAAACCCTGCAAAAGGGTGTGCCCATCAAGCTGCAGCGCGACGGTAAGCGCTACAACGAGGAATGGCTCAGGCTGCTGTGGATCTGCTTTGGCGCCCAGGGCGTGGTCACGCTGGTGTTCTGGTTTGGCTCGCTGTTCGCCGAGCAGATCCGCGCGCGCTTCCAGTCGTTTCCCTTCCTGGAGGCAACGGGCGAGGCCGGTGCCGGTAAAACCACCCTACTCAATCTGGTGTGGAAGCTGCTCGGGCGTGACGGCTACGAGGGCTTTGACCCGATGAAATCCACCAAGGCGGGCCGCTCACGTCTGATGGGCCAAGTGTCGGGCATGCCGGTGGTGTTTCTGGAGGCAGACCGCCACGGCGACGACAAAGCCCACGCCAAAACCTTTGAGTGGGATGAGCTGAAAGACTTCTTCGGCGGCGGCACCTTGGCCACCAAGGGCGTGAAGACGGCAGGCAACGAAACCTACGAGCCACCTTTTCGCGGCACCATCGCCATCAGCCAGAACGCCGCGGTGGTTGCCCACGAAGCCATCATGACGCGCATCTGCAAGCAGCACTTTGTGCGCCCGCAGGTCACCCCGCAAAGCCGCGACGCGGCGGACAAACTCAACGCCCTGGAAGGCGACAACCTCAGCTACTTCCTGCTGCACGCCGTAAAACAGGAAGCCCAGGTGCTGGCGTTGTTCAGCGAGCGCGTGCCCGAACACGAAGCCACCCTGCGCCGCCTACACACCCACTGCTGCAGCTGTGGCACCGCCTACCAGCCAGGCAACGAAACGGCCGCTTGTAAGGGCTGCGGCAACAGCCTGCGCGGCTACATCCGCCACGAACGCATCATCAAAAACCACGCCCAGCTGCTGGCTCTGCTCGACTGCCTGCGCCTGGTGGTAACCCTCACCGACGCCCAGGCCAGCGCCACGCAACGGCAAATCATCAGCATGGCCATTGAGCGCCAAGCCTCGATCAGCTCCGACCACCCCGCCGTCGCGGAATTCTGGGAGGTGTACGACTACCTGCAATCGCTCGACGGCGAAGGCCCTGTGGTCAACCACTCGGTGGACGCTGGCCTTATCGCCATCAACCTCAACGAGTTCGCCGAACGCGCGGCCGAGCACAAACAGAAGCTCGCCGACGTGGCCACCCTGCGCGAGCTGCTGAAAGAAAGCCGTAGCCGCAAGTTCATCGACAGCAACAAAGCCATGCACAGCGCCGTGCGCGCCTACCAGGCCAAGCGCACCAACATGACCGTTTTCAAATCACCCACCGTCAAGTGCTGGGTGTTCAAAGAGCAGTAACCGCCAAGGCGCGGCAACGCCACGGCAACCAACCCAAAGGAGAAGCACCATGCAAACCGATGATCAACCCACCGCCCGCGAAACCATCCTCACCCTGGCCGGCAGCGCCCTCGCGGTGGTGGCGCTGCTCGCCCTGGCCAACGTAGCCCCCGACCTGCTGCTCGGCTTTCTGCAATAACCCACAGCCCTGGCGCGGCAACGCCAGGGCAACCCGAAGCAAAGGAGAAGCACCATGCAGCACCACTACAAATCCACCGCCCCTGCCACTTTGGCCATCCTCAAAGACCTGTTCCGGGCCAAGGAGGAACTACACGCCAAATCGGCCAAGTTAGGCGAGCTGTTCGGCGGCGATATCGCCCCAATGAAAGACATCACCAGCCTCTATGCAGGCGGCGTGAAACTCAGCGCTGACAAAGTCCTCGACGTGCATTGGCGTCGCCCGGATGACTGGGGGTACCGCGAGCTGCGCAGCAAGCCCGTCATTCCCAAGGGAACCGAAAAGAAGGAGCGCGCAGCCATCCGCGCCGAGCATGAACGCCTGCTTACCCTGTGGCGTGACAACTACCCCGCTCGCGTCTGCGTACACAGCTACTGGGACCGCCTCGGCATCAATAGCGGCAACCTGATGCTCTGCGGCGGCGCGCTGTTCGAGCACCAGGGCACGGCCTATTTCCGCCTGGGCTTCCAGATCGACGAAGCGCGCCACCTAGCCGCCGTCGCCGCCAGCAAACCAACCTCCGGCTGGATCGAGGGTGCCGTCGAGATTCTGCCAAGCGAGTACGAAGCGGCCGCCACGGCGTTAAAGGGCACGCAGGTATGAGCGCTTTCGAAAACATCGAGCTGGCCATGGCCTTCCAGTTCTGGGCCAAACCACGCGGCTACGACCTGGAGCATGACGGCGAGCAATTCCAGAACTTAGAAACCCGCAACGCCTGGCTCGGCTTCGAAGCGGCCCACGGCCCGGACGGCTGCCGCCCGAAAGGTCAGCAGCTTTACGCGCTGATCAAGAAAACCAGCGAGTACGCCCACCAGACCGACAAGTTATTCCCGGTGCGAGTTGGCACACCTCCCTACGGCAACTTTGCCGTTCACGGTGGGCCTGGCGGTGTGTACACGCTGAAAGACGTGACCCTCTACGTGATCGACGGCGACAAGCAGTACCGCCTGGGCTGACCCAACTCAGCCCCGCCGAGCGGCAACTCGGTAGGGCTGAACCATCCGAAGGAGAAACATCATGCACCTACAACCGCACCACCGCTGGCCCTTGTTGGCCATGGTCGCCGCCTTGGCGGGCGTAACGGCCACCTCGGTGGCGATGGCCATATCCGCGCTGATCGACGCGCCTGTGCTCGCCGGCCTGTTCGCCGCTGCGGCCGTGGTGCTGGATCTATTCAAGTACACCGCCTGGCCGCTGGCCCTGATGCTGCTGGTATCACGTCGCACCCTGGCCGCGCTTCTGATGATGGCCAGCGCTCTGGCCCTGGGCACCGTTTCCGGGTGGGCCACCTATGACCGCCTCATGACCTCGATCATCACCAGCCGTGCCGAACACCAGGCGAACTTTGAGCAACGCAAGGCCGACCTACTGGAGCTGCGCAGCGCCGACGCCGCCCGCATCGTGCGGCTCGACGCCGAATCGGTCGCAGTCCATCACCAGGCCAACGCGCTACGCGAACGCGGCATGGTCACCCGCGCCCTGGAGCTGGAAAACGCAGCTCTTTCTCGAATCGACACCCAGCGCACCGCCGCCCAGGTCCGCCGCGACAACGCATCGCAGGAACTCACCGCACTGCTGAGCCAGCCGGCCAAAGCAGCAGGCCTGCCCATGCAGTTGGCCATCCTGCTGTGCATCGGTTTCGCCCTGGCGCTGGAGGTAGTCCCGGCCCTGATCCTGTCCGCGCTGCGCCCCATACCCGTTACCGGGAACACCTCGGCACCCATAACCGCCCGGCAGGAACAGCCCAAGGAACGCCCACAGGAACACGCGGAAACAACGCCAGAAACGCCCACAGAGGAAGTCCTACCGGTCGAGTTGCTGCAACTCATAGCCAGTACGGAGCGAGGAACCAAGGTGGCAGTTAGGCAGGTCGCCAAAGCGTTACGGATAGGCAGCGACAAAGCCACCAAGCTGATGCAGAGGGCCAGCGAAGTGGGCCTGCTGAGCAAGACTGCCGCCGGTTACGTGGCGGCATAAAAAAGGCCCTGGTGGGCGGCAACCCACCAGGGCCACACCAACCCCAAAGGAGAAACACCATGCAAGCGAAACCCCAAGAAGTCAGCGCCGATAAGGCTACCACACCAGGCCTACAAGCCCTGCAATGGACGCACGCGAAACCCACCGTGTCAGGTGCCTACTGGGTGCGTGGCTTCCGAATCGGTGAACCAGATTCCCGCCCGGCTTTGGTCGAAGTGGCCATCGATGAGGACGGCACGCTGCTGTGCAACATGAACGACAGCAATACCAACGACCAAACGCGCGAATGGTCATGGGTCGAAGACCTGGCCGAGCGTTTCGAGTGGTGCGGGCCGCTGCAAGCCGAAACAAAGCAGAGTGGCCGTGGGGTGACAGATGATGCCCACCCGATGCAGCCGATCGTGTTCGCACCGGATGGCGTGATCAGGTTCAAGGAAAACCGAATTGTCACCCACTTGCTGGACTTCGCCACTCCGTTGGGTTGCGGGATGAACCAGTTGGCAGTCCTGGACTTCACCGACGACGAGCGTATGCAATTCGCTCAGCTTATTGGGTATAGCGTCAGCGGTTACGGCGACCTGAGATACGCCAGCCCGGAGTCAGTCCAACACGCAGACTGGATTGCTGCTGCCATGCTGGCAGCGCAAGGCGGTGCAGCATGAAGACTTGCACCCTCGGCAAGCGTCACACCTGGACGTTTTCTCACAACGTCATCATCCAACAGCAGAACGGTCGCTCAATCAGGATCAGTAAGCGCGGCCTGTACAACTGCGCCTGCGGTGCCACGAAAAAAGGCGGTGCCCAATGAGCCGCACCCGCCCACCGCTAGCAGGCCACCGGCTGGATCTGCCCAGCATCTGCGACATCTGCCACAAGGCCAGGTCCACCCGCAACCACGCCAAGTGCAGCCGCATCCGCCAAAGCCGTAAGGCCGTCGAATGGGCCGACCTGCAGGCCGAAAAAGCCGCCGCTAAACAAGCCAAGGGGCCACGTTATGCACGTTGAAAACACCATCACCATCAGCGTTCGCCAGAGCACCGGCAGTTATATCGCCAGGGCCAGCGGTCACAAGCCAACGGCGAGCTGCACCACCGGCGCAACACAGGCTGCAGAGTCGCTCGCTAAAAAGCTTGGCCTGGCCCCCGGCTTGCTCCAGGAACAATCAAGCGAGGGGCTGGGTTACGGCTGCTCGCGCTTCACCCATACCGGCGAGCTGGCCACCAACACCAGCGACAAAGCGCACTGCCCAAACTGCGGCATCTGCCACACCCGCACGGAAACCTGCAACGAGGCCAAGGCCCGTTTCGGCGGTGCAGCATGAAAGCGCTGAGCATTCGCCAGCCCTGGGCCTGGCTGATCGTCAACGGTCACAAAGACATCGAGAATCGCAGCTGGGCGACCAAGTTCCGTGGCCCGGTACTGATCCACGCGGCCAAGGGCATGACCGGTGCCGAATACAACGACGCCTACCACTTCGCCCTTGAAGTGGGCATCAAGATCCCGAGCTTCCACGACTTGGAGCGCGGCGGGATCGTCGGCATGGCCACCATCACCGGCTGCGATGACAACAGCCTGTCGCCCTGGTTCTTCGGCAAGTTCGGTTTCGAGCTGGCCGACGCCAAGCCCCTGCCGTTTCTCCCATACAAGGGCCAACTGGGCTTCTTCGATATCGAGTATCAGGCGGTGCAGCCATGATCATAAAAGCGCCTGTTATCCGCTACCACGGCAGCAAGTTCAGGCTTGCGAGCTGGGTAATAGAGCACTTCCCGCCACACCAGGTGTACATCGAGCCATTTGGTGGGGCCGCTGGTGTGCTGATGCAAAAAAACCGAAGCCCTGGAGAGGTTTACAACGACCTGGACGACGATATCGTCAACCTATTTCGCGTGCTGCAGAACGCATCAACACGTGAAGAACTTAGCGATCGGCTAATACTCACCCCGTACGCACGAACCGAGTTTGAGCTGGCATGGATATTCACCGAAGAACCGGTAGAGCGTGCCCGCCGTACTGTCATCCGAGCACAGATGGGATTTGGCTCATCCGGCGCGACAAAAGCCACCACTGGCTTTCGCGTCGACCCATACCGCAAGTACGGCACGGCACCGCAGTTGTGGGCACGCTACCCCGACCAATTGGCCGCGATCGGGAAGCGTCTGCAGGGGGTACTGATCGAGAACAGGCCGGCGATCGACATCATTCTTGCCAATGACTCACCCTCTGCCCTGCACTACATCGATCCTCCATATATGCACTCAACTCGCGTACACGGGGCGCAGAAAGGCCGCTATTACAGGCACGAACTGAGCGATGACGAGCACGTAGAGCTTCTGATCACACTCAAAAACTTGCAGGGCATGGTCGTGCTGAGCGGCTACCCGAATGAGCTGTATTCCGAGTACCTAAGCGACTGGGCGCAGAACACAACTCAGGCCCGGATAGCTGCATTTCGCGGCACTGCCGCACGAACTGAATGCCTATGGCTAAACCCCGCTTGCATGGATGCCTTGCACTCCAAGGGTTTACAGCTGGAGGTGGTCAATGCCTAAAAACATCTTGCACTACCGCCGCAGCGGTAAATCGCTCGCCTTGCTGTTCGTCTACGCGGCAGATAACGGCTGGCTGGCCATGCGTACCAACGGTGGCCACCTGCGATTTACCAAGCCAGAACGCCCCATCATTCACACCAGCAGCACACCGAGCGACCGTCGCGCCGTACGCAACGCACTGGCCATGCTGGTCCGGGCTGACCGGAGGTGCAGCGCCGGCTGATCTAGAAAATCGCGTTTTAGATTCTAGGCCCGGCAACGGGCCGCTTCTTTTTCAGGCCCATAGACTGGGCCTTTTCCGTTGTTTTGCGTGGGGACGCATATGGCTGATGGTGTTGAGGTGCGCGGCAACCGCGTGCGTGTGTATTTTCGCCACCAGGGCGAGCTGTGCCGTGAGGCGATGCCGGGCGATGCCAGCCCGGATAACATCGCCCAGGCCGAACGCCTGGTAGGCATGATCAATTACGAGATAAAGGCCGGCACGTTCAGTTATGCCCGCCACTTTCCTGATTCGCCTAGGGTGAAAACCAACACCTTCGGCCATTACATCGACCTCTGGCTGGACATCAAGCGCAACCAGATTGCCGCCAGCGGCTTTCGGGGCTACACCAGCCGCGTGGAAAACCACATCCGCCCGCGCTGGGCGGACGTGCAGGCTGATCAGATCGATCACTTGGACCTGCAGGGCTGGGTGCAAAACGTGCTGATGGCCAAGCTGCACAACAAAACCGTGCGCGAAATCGTCAGCAACATGCGCCAGATTTTCCGCCTGTACCGCACCAGGAACAAAACCGCCCACGACCCAACCGACGGCATCGTCATCACCCTGCCGGATGCCGAGGCACCTGACCCCTTCACCCGCGCAGAACTCGACACCCTGCTCAACACGCCCAGCGACCGCACCCAGGAAATCAACCTGATCCGTTTCATGCTCTGGAGCGGCCCGCGTGTGAGTGAGGCCATGGCACTGGCGTGGGAAGACGTCGACCTCGATGCCGGCACGGTGACATTCCGCCGCGCCAGGGTGCGCAGTGCGTACAAGGTCACCAAAACCCGACGCTCTACCCGCAAGTTGAAGCTGCTGGCCCCGGCGCTGCGGGCGCTGAAAGACCAGGTCGCGCACACAAAAAGCCTGCCGGCTGTGCAGATCGAGGTGACTGACCGCGATAACCGCACGCTGCGCAAACAGGCGGTGCGCTTTGTGTTCCACAACACGGCCAGCGGCCAGGCGTACTCAACCTCGGACACCCTGCGCAACGGCTGGTGGAAAGCTCACTTGAAAAAGGCAGAGCTGCGCCCGCGCGGCCCAAACCAATGCCGGCACACGTTCGCCAGCCAGCTGCTGAGCAGTGGCTTTGCATCACCTGAGTGGATTGCAGAGCAGATGGGGCACACGTCTACGGCGATGATCTTCAAGCACTACGCGACGTGGATCAGTGAGGACGGCCCGGACTTCGTAGGTATCCTCAACAAGGCGCTGAACCTGGAGTAA